AAAAGATAATCAAAAACAAATAATTTATAGTAAAAAACCCGAAGTTGTTGAAAAAAGAAAGATTAGACTAAAGAAATACAGAAAAGATAATCGAGAAAAAATAAGTAAATATTATAAAAAGTATAGGCAAAAGAAAAGCTACAAAGATAAAAATAGGGAGTTGAATAAAAAAGACAGGATTAAGCATAAAAAGCATTATGATGCAAGAAAGTTAGCGCAGCTAATCCCTATCCAAAAAAATAAACTATGTGAGGTATGTAATCAAAGACTTACAAAAGAAAGACACCACAAAGATTATAACAAACCATTAGAGATCATGTTTGTTTGTATTGTCTGTCATAAAAGATTGCATTGTAAAGATTAGAAGATATTTATTTATCAAAGCAAAATATCTGTTAGATAAAACTCAAATAATCTCCGAAACTGATTATTCAATTTCATTTTTAGTAGGAGATTTTCATGTTACACTTAAATATCAGAATCATCGGTTGATCGCATTATGCGAATGCAAGGCAGGAAGTTTAAATCAACCATGTGCGCATATATTATGTGCGATTACAAAATTAACAAATAAACAAAATGAAAAAAATATGTAAAAATTGTAAGAAAGAATTTGAAGCAGAAAGCAGATAAGAAATTCATAGTTGCTATTGAAGTAACTGATTAAAACATGAAAACAATAAAAGAATTAGAAGATGAATTGAAAGTATTAAACTCAGATAGTCATGTTAATTGGGTATTTTGTATTGCACATAATAAATCAAAACTACAAGCACTAAAAGATGTGTTAGGGTTGATTGATGATTTAGAGAAAAGCCATGGTAAACATTGGTTTATTAAAGAACTAAAAAAGAGGATATCAGGATGAAAACAATAAAACAATTAGAAGCTGAAATTAAAGAAGATACAGATATAATAGCAAAAAGCTTTATTTATGAACATATAACTATACTAAAAGATGTGTTGGGGTTGATTGATGATAAATTATGTATCTGCCCTTCCTTTAGAGAATGGGAACAAAGACAACCAGCTCATTATATTGACTTAACAACTGAATTAGAGAGATTTGTCTATTGGATTAAGGAAGAACTAAAAAAGAGGATATTAGGTAATTAAAATGGTATTTAATCATAAAGTTTGGTATCAAAAAAATAAAAACAGATTAAAGAAGAGGGTTAAAGAAAGGAGAGATGAGAACTTAGAAGAAGAAAGAGAAAAAGATAGAATTTATTCTTATAAATATTATGAGAAAAATAAAGAAAGAATAAAAGAAAAGAAAAGAGCAAATCCTAAAAGAAATTTAAAGAATATTAAAACTTATAAAAAGAAGAATATATTAAAAGTTAGAGCAAGAGATAATGCTTGTAAACAAATTAAAATTCCAAAAAATCAAATTTGTGAAATTTGTAATATTAATTTAGCAACTCAAAAACATCATTCAGATTATAATAAACCTTTAGATGTTTTATTTGTTTGTATAAGTTGTCATTCTAAATTAGATAGAAAACCATTGAGGATAAATGGAAATTAAAGAAATAATATGCCCAATTTGTAGGAAGAATTTAATGTATTTAAAACATGATTATCTTCCTGGCTTTGCACAAAAAATTCCGTCTAAATGGGTTTGCTCAAATTGTGTAGTCACTTATCAATATGGTTGGTTTGAGAGATTCACTCAATATGAATTTTTAGTTTTAAGAAGTGGTGCAACTGCGAAGCAATTTAATAAATGGTTAAATAATTTAGAAAGAGATAAGAAATTCAAAAATAAACTTTCAATAATAATAAAAAATGGTAGAAAAATTATCAAATAAACAAAAAAGAGTATTGAAAGAAATGGTAGAATTTACCTGTGAGGGGTGTCATAAAAAGTTTGATGAAAATCAATTACAAATTCATAGAAAAAAAAGAAGGGTTGATGGTGGGAAATATATTCCATCAAATTGTCAAATATTATGTGAAGAGTGTCATAAAATGAGGGACTTCATATAATGTTATTTTCAAAATGTCCAGATTGTGGTAAATGGAAATTATTAACAAAACATAGTAAAACAGGAAGTCATAAACCACCATACGTTTATCTTTGTCGAGATTGCCACGACAAAAGAGAGGGAACTAAACAAAAAAGAAAGAATTTAAGATTCCAAAAAGGAAGTGGAGGAAAATATGCCAAAGGAACAAGAAGAAAAAAAAGAAAATGAATGAACCAAAACAAACTTATGAAGAACCAAAACATTTAAATAATCTCATTTATTGCTTAATTAATGGTAAACAAGATATATTTTACTGATGAAGATAAAAGAAAATCTAAATGTGAGGAAGCAAGAAGATATAGAAAAAGACATCCAGAAAGAGTAAAAGAATATCAAAAGAAATATAGCAAGACTAAGGGTGCAAAAAAGATTTATAAAAATTGGAGAGATAAGAACCCAGATTATGATAAAGAATATAGAAAGAAAAACAAAGAGAAAATAGCACAACAGAAGAAAGAATATAGTTTAAAAAATAGGAAAAAAATTAATAAATATTCAAATGATTATCAAAAACAACAAAGAGATGTTTTAAGAAAACTTATAGCACAAAAGTGTGAAGATTGTGGTGGAGATAAAAAATTATGTATTCATCACAAAGATAGAAATCATCAAAACAATAACCCAAAAAACTTAAGGATTTTGTGCAGAAGTTGTCATGCGAATGAACATCTTAAAGATAAAATAAGGAACAAAAATGGACAATTCAATAGAAAAATTTGAGGAGCCGTCAGAACTGACGCCTAATAATGTGTGTTATTATTCTACAACATTTAAGGGATTAAAAATCTTAGATGAAACTGGGGTTTGGAGGACTTATTCAATTAGGCTGAAAGCAAGAAGATTTCTAAGAGAAAATTGTATTAGTTATTCTAAAGAGAAAAAATGTTATCAATGTGGCCCAATTAAAGGTTACAACAAAACTACCTATGATATGAGTGCATTAAAAGATAAAAGTTTTGAATGTTCATGTCAATTTCATCAGACGGTAGTCAAACAACAAAAGATACCAGGACTTGTATGTTCTCATGTATGTGCGCTCAAAATGATGTTAAAGATGTGGAATCATAATCGTAGGAGAGATAAAGAACTTTATCCAGAAAATTACTAAAGGATGAAAAAAATAATAATAATAAATGCAACAGGGAATTACCTTATAGAAATCCCTTTCTTTGGAAAAATTAAGTGGAAAAAGTTACCAACTTCTAAAATAAAAGGTTGTAAGGTTGATTTAGTAATGGTTGATGAATTAGTAAAATCTAAATAGTATAGTTTCTTAATTATATTGAATATCCATCGTTGGACCCAACATATTAAAATGGTAAAAATAGGCGAAATTGAAAAACTGGGTGAGGAAGCTCAAAAAATTGCAATAAAACTTAAAGTTGAAGGAGTTTCTCACTCAGCAATCGCCGCAAGGCTAAACGAAGAATTTAATGCAGATATAACAGAAGACCAAGTAGCAGGATATTCTAAAAGAAATAGATCTAAAACATTTAAAGTAATGAAAGAAGAACCAAACTTCGATTTCAAAATGGCTAAATATACTTTTAATACTATTGACCAATTAAAATTTTTAAATCATAATATGTGGGAATTCTTTTTAGAGATTAAGAAGAATCCAGAATTAAAAGATAAGATAATCAAATGCACTAAATGTGGTAGAAGATTAGTTCTTCAATATCAAAGTTATGGATTATTAATTAAAGCTGCAGACCATATCCTTAAACAGATAGAACATCAAAATAAGTTAATGGGAAGACTTAATGATAAAGGAATTACAATTAATTATAATATGGTTGATATGAGTAAAAAAATACAAAATGTAATGCCTAATCTTGTTCACGATTTAGAAAGAAGTGGGGATATTAAAATTCTTAAAAAGAAAAAATATAAAGAGAAGTATAATTAGAGTTCTTCTAAAACTTCTGAATTTGAGTAGTTATTTTCATAACTTTCCTCAATTCCTACATCTGTTCCGAAACTATCTTGAAAAACACCACATACTACTAATAAAATAGATTATTGACTTAATCATTTGACCATTTCTGAAATGTTTACAATATAAATAAAAACTATAATCATTATAAGGGTAACAACCTAAACTCATAGCTGTCCAAAATGAACCAATAAACATTAAGAATAATGTTCCACCAACAAAATACCAAGCAAACTTACTCATCAAAACCTACCTTTTTTATCTCTTTTCCTATCCTTAAAGCACTATGTAATTTATTTAGAGCTAATTTCTTCATACGATAATCTTTATCATTAGCATATCTTTCTCGCATTTTAGCTTTAATCTTTTCACTATTCTTTAAATAATATTCTAAATGATGTTTCAAAATCTTCTTTTTATTTTCTTCGTAATGTTTAACCCTATAATCTCTCATAGCTTTCTTACCTTGTTCAGAAGATCTATACTCTTTTTTATGCTGTTTAACATTATCTTTATTCTCCTCATAATACTTTTTACGATAAGCCTTACTTTGTTCTTTATGTTCTTTACGATATTTCTTATCATATTCTTTTTTGTCCATAGTATTATTAGTGGTAGAGTGTATTTAAATCTTTTGAGTGTCCAAGAGCATACGTCCTCTGCTTGAGATGGTTATCATTCCTTTTCTGATTAAATCACTCTCTATATCTAATTTTATATAATCCTCAGAACGTCGTAAGACAAGAGCAATATTTCTTACTCCTGCTTTCTCAACCTTTCTTAAATAAGCTATATAATTCTCTTGGTCTTCGGATAAACCACTTTCCCAATTAATCTTCATCATGTTTAAGACCTTAATTAGATTATCTTTATTTCTATTTCCATACATATCCATATATTTAATCAATTTTTTTAAGATTCTGATGTTTAATGTGTATCTCATTAAAATGGTTAAGCAATCTTCGTTTAATCCCATCTTGTTTAATATCTTTTTAGTCATCACCTCATTTGGCTCATCGAATTCAATTCTCATTAATCTATCGAGTAATGGTTTAGGTAACCCTTCAGGTTCGGTTGTCGTACATATGAAAATTGCATTTATTTTTTTCTTTCCTCCATCTATATATAATTCTCCATACTCAATAACTGGATAAATTAACTCTGCAACGTTGTCTCTCATTCCGTGAATTTCATCAATACATACAATCGCATTCTCTGGAAGATTACTCAAAATTTCTAAAACCTTTAACTTACTTTGATTACCTGCCATATAAACATAAGGTCTTTCAGTTTCACAAGCGATCATCATAGAAGAATAAGTCTTACCTGTTCCGGCGTAGCCAGTAAATAAAAGATTATGTATTTCTCCCTCTTTAATTCGCGTTAAAACCAACTTTACAAACTCTTCTTGCTTAGCTGAATAAACTACATCTTCAAAATGAGGGTTATTAAGGATTTCTCCAATATTACCACTACTTTCAATGTCATCAACGAAGTCCAGTTTATGCCCTTTATAGTCTATTATCATCTTTCTAATTTAACAAAGTTTAATGTTTTTGGTAAATTTAACCCCCAAGTAAACCAAGCAGTAGCAAACCAAGATCCTGAGCCTTTACCTGAAGGAGTTTCAAAATTAATTCTTTTATCAAAGAAAATAACTTGAATCCCATATTTTTTAAATAAATTTTGCCTCTTAGCAGTTTCAAAAGTGGTTAAAGGAAGAAGCAAAGCAAAAGGTTTTCCAATCTTATAACATCTCTCTAAAAATTCTTGTTTTAATGAAAAAGGAGGATTTGTTATAATACAATCAAACTCATTATATTCTGGATTCCAATTTAAAAAATCATACTCTTTATCATAAATTATGTCTGTTGCTATCACTTCAAATCCCTTTAATTCTAATTCTTCTTTAAGATTCTTCTTACCACAGGCACATTCCCAAATAGTCCAATCTTTATTTAAAAAAGGAATTAAGGGCTTTAAAGCTAAAGGAGGTGTTTGAAAATCGTTTGAATTTCCTTGCTTCATTGGTGGTTGATTCGATTTCCTCATTTTTTGTTTTATCACATTTATTACTTTACTACTATACTACTTGGCAAAAAGCCAAAAAAAAATAATTATAAATCTGCGTTATTACAACACTCTATCTGTGCTACATCTATACAAGCAAAAACATCTGCGATCCTTAACTTAACATAGTTATGTAACTTTTCCCTTAATTCTTCTAAGGCAATACAACTATCGCAATTTTCACAATGAGTGATTAGTTTATCTTTTTGAGAACCCATCTTAATTCCGATATCTGGACAAAACTTCATCATCACAATCTACAAGTAGTTTAATTGATTCTCTATTATGAATTTTATTACCAACATTTTTAACTTGTTCATAGTTTTGATCTTCTTCCATAGACTCAACATAAATACACCAATCATCAATAAATCCCTTACAAACAACAAATTTTAATTGTTTTTTATCATCTCCCCAACCATAGAGATTTATTTGTTCATCAGTAGTTATTCCTTGACCTAAAATTTTATCTCCTTGACCCTCTAACATTTCTTTTGTTATTTTTATTTTAGTCATTTTTATGTTTTGGACAATCACAATTAACACCTACACATAAGTGTTCTTCTTTACAATCTATTGGACAACCTTTTTCTTGTTCTAAAAAGCAATCTTCACATACATCTAAATCATCAATCTTATCCATAGCAACATAATCAGAGTCAAACTCTATTTCACATATTGTACATCTAAACATACTCATTTTAGATCTAAACTTGCAACAATAACATTTATGTCTTGATTTGCAACCTTTTTAAATTGCTCCTTAATGCCGACAGGCAAAGAGCTACTATCAGTTAAAACCTTAAATTCTTCTAAATACATTAATTCGTTTAATTGTTCCATTTTACCTCCTTTCATTTGGCTTGTGCCTTGAATATAAAAGAAAAAAGGAAAAAAAATAAAAATAAATTATCCTTTATTCTGTGTCCGAAGTTTCTTCATCAGAAGTTTCAGCAGGTTTTTCTTCTTCTTTAGGTTCTTCGGCTGTTTGAGTTTCGTCTTTTTCTTCAGCCATTGTAAGTTTTAAATCTTCTTCAAATACCTCTCTTAATTCATCTAATACTTCATCATATTCATAATAGTTTAATTCTTTATCCATTTTGAGTTAGGCGACGCAGTCATAAACCACGCCACTCTATTGTTAAGCAGTAATAAGCAACCTTTTGCTACCAACTTATTTGTATGTGTGCTAATCAATTCCTTACTACAAGCTAATAAGAAGAAGAATAACCCACTTATAAACCTTTTTATCCTAATCTTTATTATTAGTTACTATTACATTACAACACTAAAGATACTTATTTCATTACTCTATAAAGACAATACTCCATAACTTAACACTAACCAATACTATACCCTAATTTTTATTAGAGGATATTCTGTAATCATAAGACGAAGTCATAAAGCAATAACAATAGAACAATAACAAATCATTATTAATATATTATATAATTATTAATGATAACATAGCTTACAAATATACTTCTATTTCCTTAGTGTATGAATATACTTCTATTACCTTAGTGTATGGGTTATTTATAGATAATTACCTATTCATAGGTATAAACTACCCACAATAAGCATAGTGCGAACAATAGACACATAAAATATAGAGTATTATAGGGTAGGGCTTGTAATCTTATGTTTTATAGTATCCTTATCTAAGGAGTCTTATAATATGGATGTAATTTTTAAGTAATTAGTAGTAAATGGTAAATTAGGGTAATATTTACCATAAAATGTAAGTATTTACCTAAAGGTTTATATAGTTGGAATAATATAGAATATAATGGTTTTAGATATTACAAGTAAATTATGCAAAGAATTAAGTGATATTTTAGGTAGAGATGTTGAAAGGGTAATTAATAAAGATAATGAATTAAGGATAATATTTAAGAATGATTTTAATAAAGAATTAGATAATTTAATTTTTAAATATGCTGGTTGTATTTCTCATAGTAATAAAGAAGCAAGAGAAGCATCAGAAACTTTACTTAATATAATCCAAAGAGATTTAGATAGTTTAAAAATATCCCATGAAAAATTTTTGCGCAATAGAAATAGAGAGATAGACGTTTATTTATGGAAAATGAATATCCCTAACGAGATTAGAGATAAAGTTGAGGAGATAATGAATGGCAACTAATCTAACTAAGAAAGTAGTAAAGGTAAAAAAATTACAGAAAGTAGGAGAAAATAGTCTTAGTGTAATAGTCCCCTTAAAATGGATCGAGGAAATGGGTTGGAATCAAAATACAAAATTAGTCCTGGAATTTTTACCTCATAGGAAAATGATGATATTAAGTGAAGATGTAATAGGGACAATAGGTGGAGAAAAGGTTCATATTACTGATGAAGTTCCAGACCCAAATGACCCAAATTTAAGTATAATTAATAATGGTAAAAAAGACAATAGTTTTAACCCAGTCTGATATAGATTATGTTTGGGAATATGCAAAAAGATTAAAATCTAAAGGCGCGAAAAGAGGGGATTTTTCAAAAGGACTTAGATATATAATAAACGAACACAAAAATGGAAAGAACAATAGAACAAATTAAGAGTGATTTAAGATATGAAAATGCTGAGGGAACTCATACCTTTCATATGTGTAAATGCAATCAAAGAGGATGTAGAGGGAATAAATGTCAAATATGCTTAGAGGAAGAACTAAATGGACGAAACAAAAAATAACCACATACAATTAGCTATAAATTTTTGCGACCTAATTAGGAGTACATTAGGCCCAAGAGGTATGAATAAAGCAGTTGTGCAAGGAACTAACGCAATCTTTACTAATGATGGTTCTACTATTGTTAATTCTATTAATGCAAAAGACCCAATTATCCAGTTGTTTAAAGATTTAGCAAAGTCTCAAGAAGAAGCTATTGGTGATGGAACAACTACTTCTGTTATATTAGCAGGACAATTACTTAATAATGCCTTACAATTAATGAATAAAGGGATACACCCAACCACCATAATAAACGGATATAGTTTAGCTAAAGTTGAGTCTATGAGATATTTAGACGAACATTGTGAAAAAGGTGATAAAGAGAAAATAATCAAGACTGCTTTTGGAAGTAAAGTGAGTAAAGACATAATTACTCATTTGACTAAAGTTATACTTGGTATAAAAAATTATGAGGAATTAAAAACATATAAGGTAATTAATGCAGACCCATTAGAAAGTAAAATATTTAAAGGACATGTTTTTGAGGGTTTTACTATAAACGATAGAACTCCTAAAAAAATTGAGGGAAAAATTGCATTACTTGATTATAGGACTAACGTAGATGCTACTGATTTTAAAGTAAGTCAAGTAGATGAATTGAAAAAAATTAATGAATATGATAGAACATACAAAAAAGATATCATAGACAAATTAGCCGCATGCAATGTAAATTTACTTTTTTATACTGATACAAACCCAGAATTTGAAGCCTACTTAACCGAAAAAGGAATTACTGGAATAGTAGTCTACAAGAGAGAAGAAATTGATGGAATTACTCAAGCTTTAGATTTAAAGGCTACTTCTGACCCAAATAACATATTCGTAAAAGAGGGAGTAGTAGAATATGAAAAACCGGAAACAATTTATGTAAAAGGACAAACAGAAACATTGATACTTAAAGGTTCTACTCAACAAGTGTTAGACGAGATTGAAAGAGCAGTTCATGATGTTATTTCACTCTTTAAACATGATACACAAGTAGTAATTGGAGCTGGTGCAATTGAAATTGAATTAGCTAAACAAATTAATCACTTTGCTAAGACTGTGGGAGGAAAAGAGCAATTAGCCATAGAAAAATATGCCGAAGCGCTTGAAAGTATCCCATTAATCTTGGCAGAGAATTGTGGACATGATGCTATTCAAATTTTAACTATTTTGAAAACAATACATGAAGAAAACAAAGATATAGGTGTTGATATGGTTAGTGGTGTTTCTGATGCAAGAGAAAGAGGTATTCTTGACCCAGTCTTAGTTAAAATCCACGCAATAAATTCTGCCACAAATGTAGCCAATCTTATTCTTAAAACAGATAAATTACTACTTGGTGAAAATGAAAGTTCTGATAACGGGGATTAGTGGCTTTGCTGGGTCCCACTTAGCTGAGTATGCTTTATCTAAAGGACATGAGGTTCATGGAACAACCCGATGGAGAAGCAAGTTAGAAAATCTGGAAGAAATTAAAGATGCTATTAAATTACATGAATGTGATATAAATGATGCTTTCGCTTTGAGAGATATAATCAAAAAGGTTAAACCAGATTATATATTTCATTTAGCTGCCCAATCCTATGTTCATTCATCATGGACAGAGCCATCTACTACTTTACGAACAAATATCATAGGTGAGTTAAATCTCTTTGAAGCAGTAAGGAGTATCCCTGGATATAATCCAAGAATACAAATTGCTGGTTCATCTGAAGAGTATGGGCATACTGATGTAGAACTGGTAGAAGACTCACCTCTACGCCCACTGTCACCCTATGGCGTGAGCAAGGTTGCCCAAGATTTACTGGCTTTTCAATATTTCAAAAGCTATGGTATGGATATTGTAATAACAAGAGGATTTAATCATACAGGCCCAAGACGTGGAGAAGTTTTCGTTTGTTCTACTTTTGCTAAACAAATAGCAGAAATAGAGAAAGATAAAACTAAATTACCTATTATCTCTGTTGGAAATTTGGATGCAGAAAGAGATTTCACAGATGTAAGAGATATGGTAAAAGGTTACTGGTTAGCATTAGAAAAAGGGAAAGCTGGAGAAGCCTATAATATATGCTCTAATAAAACAATCCCTATAAAAAATATTCTCAGAAAATTGCTAACTATGAGCAAAAGGAACATAACAATAAAACAAGACCCAGAAAGAATGCGTCCAAGTGACTTGAAAGTTTTATTAGGAAATAATACTAAATTCTGTGAAAAGACTGGTTGGAAACCTACTATTCCTATTAAACAAACATTAGAAGATTTATTAAATTATTGGAGAAATAAATGAAGTTTTCAGATGAAGTTGCAATTATCTTGAAAAAGCATACTAAGGTAGTATTTGGAATTACTGGTGGAGCAGTTATTAATATTCTTGATTCAATTCATAAATATGGACCAACGTTAATTCCCATGCACCACGAACAGGCATGTGCTATGGCGGCTGACGCTTATGCAAGATTAACAGGATTTGGATGTTGTATTGGAACAAGCGGCCCAGGAGCAACTAATTTAGTTACTGGAACTTGTTGTTCATGGTTTGATTCTATTCCTGTTTTGACTATTGCTGGGCAAGTGCCATCCTCTCAATTAAAGAGAAAAAGCCATTTACCTTATGTTTCAGAAGTTAGACAAAATGGTTTTCAAGAAACTGATACAATTACATTATTTTCATCTATTGTAAAAAACTCAAGATATTTACAAAATTTAGATGATTTAGAAGAATCAATAAATATATGTATGGAGGACAGAAAAGGCCCAACCTTTTTAGAATTTTGCGATGATACCCAAAGAAAAATTTCCTGATTTATTAGTTGAAGCTAAAAAGCCAATACTTATAGTTGGAAATGGATGTAGAAATAGAGAATTAATTGAGAAATTTAATATGCCTACTTTTCTTACTTGGGGCGCGATGGATGTTCTTCCAGATAATCACCCATTAAATTTAAGAGATTTTGGGATTACTTCTAATCGCGCAGCAAACTTTATCCTAAAAGAAGCTGATTTAATTATTGCATTAGGAACAAGATTAGATACTCACGAAGTAATGGGAGATTGGAGAACAGGCAAATTAGTTTCTATTGATATTGATGAAAGTGAAATACACCCAGATGCAGATATGAAAATTTGTCTTGATGCAAATTCATTAGAAGATTCTTTTGCGACATATTCATGGCCAGATTGGCTTAAAAAGTGTAAAGAAGTTTTAACATGGCATAAACAAGATACTATCCCTTACAGATTTATTGATGAATTATCAAAGGAAGCAAAAGAGAATGCAGTAATAATTACTGATGCTGGACAAACTCTTACTTGGACTATGCAATCTTGGAAAGTAAAAGAGGGCCAAAGGCTATTTTCTGCATTTAATCACTCACCGATGGGTTATGCAGTTCCTGCAAGTATTGGGGCTGCTTTCGCAAGACCAAATGAACAAATAATTGCTATTACTGGGGATGGAGGGTTTCAAATGAATATACAAGAATTACAAACCATTAGAGGTTATTCTTTACCAATTAAGATTTTTGTTTTAGATAATAATGGTTATGGAATGATAAAACAAACTATTGCTGATTGGCCTAAATTCTTAGAAAAAGGAGTTGCATGCGAACCTTATATGGCTAAGTTACAAAATGTAGCAAAATGTTACGGATTAAAATATGTTAATATAGAAAATACAAGTGATTTCTGGAAGATTCCGATTGCATTAGAAGAAACAGAACCTACATTAATTAGAGTAAGTATTCCAGAATTTTCTAAGATTAAACCTAAATTAAAGTTTGGAGATGAGATGACAGACCTAACACCAAAACTAACTCAAGATGAAAAAACTAAAATTAAAGAAGCTTTACAATAAAGATTATTATAATGGTAAAATTAAGTAAAAGGTCTAAACGTCTGACAGGTCAAATGATGTTTCAAATAAAAGCAAAAGCTACTGGAAAGGATTTATTACATTTTGAAATAGGTGACTCTTGTTTTAATTCTCCTAAACAAGTTAAGAAAGCTTGTGCTAAAGCATTAATTTATAACAAGACACATTATACTGACCCTCTTGGATTACCAGAATTAAGAAAGAAGATTGCAGAAAAACATAAGGTTAAAGTAGAAAACGTTGCAGTATGTCCTGCTAACTTTGGAATATTCGCAGCTATGAGTATCTTATGTGATAAAGAAGTTGATTATCCAGAACCTGGATTTCCTACATACAAGGCGGTAGCAAGCTACTTAGGATTAAAGAAAAGCAAAAAAGCTAAAGTAAAGATTGCTAATTGGCCTAATAATCCTACTGGTGAAAATACAGGAACTATTGATGCTGATATTTTGATAAGAGATAATGCTTATGACGAAATTGTTTATGATAGTGGATGGCGTCAATATTCTTATGAAGATGTGATAGATATTTATTCATTTTCTAAAACTCATGCAATGAGTGGATATAGATTAGGATATATGATTGGGAGTAAGGAATTTATTGAGAAAGTTGGATTGCTTATTGAAACTACTTATTCTTGTTTGCCAGAGTTTATTCAGTATGCAGGGATAGAAGCTTTGAAGATTTCTGGATATAAAATGAAAGAGTTAAGAAAAAGAAAAGAGATGATGTATGATATTTTACAATGGTATTATGTAATCAAGAAACCAAAAGGTGGGATTTATCTTTGGTGTCAATGTGATGAGGGAGATAAAGAGTTTGAGAGATTATTAAAAAAAGGAATAGTATGTTGTCCCGGAAGTGTATTTGGAAAGAAGAATTTTATTCGTTTCTGTTTCGCAAAGCCAATAAAAGATATTAAAAGATTAGGAGAATTACTATGAGAGTTACAATCGTTCATACAAGCAAAGATGATTTAACAAAATGTTTAGATAGTCTTAAACGATATTCTCCAGAACTACCAATAGATTTTTTGAAAGTTGAAAACCCTTCTGAAACAACAGACCCATTAATTGAATACAATAAATATTTTGAAACTATGAAAGATGATATTATTATTTGGCATCCAGATATGATTGCTAAACCTCATTGGTATGAAAGAGTTAAAGTATATTGGAATTATTTTGATGTTATTGGATTAAAATTACTTTATCCAAATGGATTGATTCAGCATTTTGGTGGAGCAATTAGGCCAGACGGCGGAGGCTGTCATCCCGAACAATATCTTTTAAATATTGGATATACATATCCTCAAGATGTAGCTTATGTCACAGGGCCAGGAACAATTATAAAGAAGAAAGTCTTAAAAAAAATAGGTGGTTACGATTTACAATTCATAAAAGGATTTTATGGTGATGCTGATTGGTGTATGAGAGCAAGAGAAGCTGGATTTAAGGTTGGAGTAATTCCAGTAGAAGCAATACATGAAGAACAAGAGGGCGGAAGAAGTAAGGAAAGAACCACAGAATTACTAAAAAAACATCACCCAATATTCGTAGCAAAACATTTGGAGGAATTTAAAAAATACAAATGATAAGCAAACAATTTAATTATGCAGAAATGTTTTTAACATTAGGATGTAATTTGGGTTGTTCTTATTGTATAAATGATGTTGATGGTGTAAAAAGAGATAGAGAAGAATTATCTGCAAAAAAATGGGCAAAGGCGATAAATAGATTTGATTGGAAAATTCCATTAACATTAGGTGGAGGAGAACCAACAATGCATAAAGAATTCTATAAATTACTTAACTTAATTAAGCCAGAAGTTAATTTAGAATTATTAACCAATCTTACCTTTGATCCAACAGAATTTATAATGAAAACTAAACCAAAAAGATTTACTAAAGGACATGGAGCATATAAATCAATTAGGGCTTCTTATCATCCAGAAAAACATAATCCTATTTCCTTAGTTAATAATGCTCAGATACTCCAAGACAATGGATTTAAGGTAGGGATATTTGGAATTAATCATCCAGCAAGTATGAAACCTAATATAGAGATGGCAGAATGGGCAAGAGATAAGGGAGTTTATTTTTTTATAAAAGATTTCTTAGGAGAAATTAAAGGACATAAATTTGGTTACTTAAAATACCCAGATGCAGTTGGGAAAAAAGAGGGAGAAAATGTTTTGTGTAGAACAAAAAATATAACAGTTGGACCAGATGGAGAGGTTTATAAATGTCATAGAGATTTATACCATGCAGAGAATTCTATTGGAAATATCCAAGATACTAATTTTAGTTTTAAATATAGATTTAGACAGTGTGGTGATTATGGGAAGTGTAATCCTTGTGACGTTAAAGCAAGAACTAATAGATTTTTAGAGATGGGCGATTCTAATGTGGAGATAACAAAATGAAATTATTAACAATATGCTCAACAAGAAAAAGACCAAAGTTAGCGAAGAAAATGTGTGACTCTTTTAATGAAACAAAAAGTGAGGGAACTGAAATAGTTTTCTATGTTTGGGAAGATGACCCTTTTGTAGAAGAATATAAAAGATTATTAAAAGACGAAGATGTAATTTATGGAAAGGAAAGATATATGGGTGATATTTTAAATCACATCACAACAGAATATTATCCAGATGTTCAATATTATCAAAATATAAACGATGATCACTTATATCTTGTGAAAGGTTGGGATAAATTAATGTTAGCTCCATTAGAAAAGAATAATGGTTGGGGTATATCATATTGTAAAGGTGTCAATGCAAAGCATAATCCTAATGCAGAAATAATGTCTGGAAAGATTGTAAAAGCGCTTGGTTATTATCTATGGCCAGAATTTAGACAATTTGGTTGTGAGCCTTATATGACTGCAATCGGAGAACATTTCAAATTCTTTTATTATATTAAAGGAGATATAATTGCTCATAATTGTATCAACATTGGAGCATTTGAAAAAGATGAAAACTGGCAATTTATTTATGGACAAGATGTTCCTCATGGGACGAGAGCATTTGAAAATTGGAAGAATACTAAAAGTGCAGAAGATTATAAAAAAATTGAGGATGCGATGAATGGATAGTAAATTAAAAAGTGCAACTAAGAGCATAATATGGAGAATAGTTGGAGTCCTAATCTTAGCAGCAGTTACTTGGTTTTATACAAAGTCTTGGATAACTGTTGGATTAGTAACAATAATTCATCATGTGACATTTCTATTTGTTTATTATTTCCATGAAAGGATTTGGTTAAAATTTAATTCTCCTTGTGGGCGTCAGAATTGTTTGCTATGTAATAGATTTCATGGAATGAAATTAAAACTATTGAAAATGTTTACTTATGAAACTATTTGTGGTAATATACTATTGGGTATGATTACTTATTTTATCACAGGAAGCTGGATAGCAATGACTCAAATAACATTAACTTATATTGGAATTAAACATATCACTTATGTGATTAATGAATTTATATGGAAGACAAAATAATTTACGCTTATGTTGTAGCAGACCTAATTCATGTTGGGCATATTTTACACTTAGAAAACTGTAAGCAGTTTGGAGATAAATTGGTGGTAGGAGTTTTAACTGATGAGGCTTGTATGGAAAAAAAAGATAAACCAATTATTCCATTTGCTGAAAGAATGAAGATGGTTAGTTCGCTTAAATGTGTAGATGTTGTAATCCCTCAAAATGATTATTCTCCAACAATGAATATGAGAATTATCAAACCGGATTTCTTAATGGAAAGTTATTCTCACTCTGACGAAGATTTAGAAAAGACTTATGCTATTGCTAATGAATTAGATATTGAAGTAATTAAAATGCCTTATTATGATGCTCAAAGCACAACTAAAATAAAGGAGAAAATATGCAAACAAAAAACAGAATAATTCAAGAAAAATATTATGCAGAAGAAAAAAGCAAAGATTGTCTTTATCTTACTCATAGAGAGAAATGGAATTGGATGTATCAAGACCACGAAGCATTACTTGATATAATTGATAAATTTAATGTAAAGACAATTTTAGAATTAGGAACCTGGCAAGGATTTACCGCTGGACTAATGTTAAAGAAAGGAGTAAAAATTAAAGCAATAGATATTTGTGCTGGAATGGGAGTGGTTTATTCTCATGGTTCTCATAAACAAACTGATAAAGATAATTATGGAAAGTATGCAAGAGGGCCTAATTATGAATTAGAATTTCATGATACAAGAACCTATGAACCAAATGGACAAGAGTTTGATATGGTTTTTATTGATGCAAATCATGATTATGAATTTGTAAAAGCTGATACAGAATTAGCAAGAAAGTTTAATCCTAAAGTAATAGCTTGGCATGATTATGGAAGTGAGCCAGGCGTTGGAAAATATATTGATGAATTAAAAAAGGAGGGTAAAGAGATTATTGGATTTGACCAATCTCTTATTGTATATGAAAACACAGATAATAATTGAAGAATTTGATGATTTATGTAAGGAATTAAACATAACTTATTGTTTCACACTTGGAACTGCATTAGGAATTTATAGAGATGGAGAAACTATCCCTGGAGATAATGATATTGATTTGATGGTTTTTTGTGGTAAGATGAAATTACAAGAATTACAAAAAAGATTATGTGCGATGGATTATTCTTTTACTGCTATGAATATTGGTTGGGGTAATGAGATGAATATGCATTTTTGGAAAGAGGGTATTTTACTTGATGCTCATTTTCAATGTTTGGATGCAGAAGATAAGTTCTTTGAAAAATTTAATGAAGTAGAATATCATGGAAGAAAATATAATTTACCTTATCCGACTGGAGAATATCTTGAAATGGAATATAATGAAATTAATGTAAATAAAAATAATTGGAAAAAGAAAGATTCTGGAAAGAGCAGGCCCTTAGTTGGGCAAAATGGGAAAAAAGCACTTGCAATAAATCCCGATAACTATTTTAAAAATAAATACCAATGGGGGCAAGCAGGAGATATAGAATGGGACAAAAACCACTAAAACATAAAATAGATTTAGATCACAGAATGAACGATACTAAGTTACTTTGGCATATGGATAGAGTAAAAGCTTGGTTAGATAGGGGAGAGAGAATTGCACCTATTCATATTGATATGGGAATTGCTAAGTTTTGTAATATTCGATGTGTTTATTGTTATGGTGAAAACCAAGAACAATGTATGAAATTTATCCAAAAAGATGCCTTACTTAATTTAGTTAGTAATGCTAAAAAGATCGGGATTAAATCTATTGGGTTTATTGGAGATGGGGAACCTACTTGTAATCCTAATATGCACGAAGCATTGGAGGCAGCTACTTGTGATATGGCAATTTCTACTAATGGTGTTTTACTTGATACTGATGAGAAAAGAGAGAACGTTTTAAAAAATTGTAAATGGATGAGATTTAATATTTCTGCAGGAACAAGAGAGGGTTATAAAAAAATCCATAGCAGAGATTATTTTGATAAGGTTGTTGAAAACATTAAAGCAATGGTTAGATTAAAAAAAGAGAAAGGCTACGAATGTGAAGTAGGATTACAGAGTGTTTATGTTCCTGGAATGATGGATAATGATATGATTGAGCTTTCTAAATTAGCTGTTGAATCAGAAGTAGATTATCTTTTAATTAAACAATGTTCTTTACCAGACGGAAATCTTAAGGTTGGACAAATTGAATTTGATGTTAATGATTATGATAAAGATAGTGTTCAGAAAATTCTAAGAGATTGTGAAGATATGTCTAACGACAAAACTAAGATAATTCCTAAGTGGGCCTTAATGGAACAAAAAGGGATAAGACCATACGACGGATGTTTAGGAATTCCTTTCTTAGTTCAGATTTCTGGAAATGGAGATGTTTATCCTTGTGGGCAAATGTTTCAGAAAGAAAAATATAAAGAATACTTTATGGGTAATTTACATGATATGCCTTTTGGAGAAATAGTAAAGAGTGAAAGATATTGGGAAGTAGTCGAAAAGATGAAAAAGTTTAATGTTCATAAGGATTGCACTGGTGCTTGTCGTCAAGACAAAGTAAATGAGTTTCTATTTAATTATGATAATCGTCCTCGAGGTATTAATTTCATATGAAATTTAAAAAATTTACTACATTAATAGATGAAGCTAATAAAAGAGAAATTAAAAATATAATTTTAACTTACAGAGAATTTGATACCCTATGTAGAAATACACGATTCTCGCATTGTCTTCTTGAAAAAAAGAAGCCCATTGAATATTGGATTTTTGGAAAGAGAATAATCTTTGATGAGGACATAGAATATCAAGGATTACTTACTAAATCGAGGATTAAAATATGATAATCACATTACCTTTCAAAACACCGACGGTAAATCATCTTTATTTTAATTGGAAAGGAAGAACTATAAAAACTAAGGAAGCTAAAGAATTAAAAAAAGAGATTTTAGAATTAGTTGGTGGTAGCTGGAATGAAATACAATCACGACAAATAAAAGATAAAACATTAAAAGTTGTAGTAGAAGTTTATGAAGATTGGCTTTGTAAAGATGGAAGTGTTAAAAAGAAAGATGTAGCAAATAGAGAAAAGTTTATAATAGATAGTGTGTTTGATAGTTTAGGAATAGATGATAAGTATATTTACGAATTAATAATAAGAAAGGTTCAAAGCGAAAAAGAACAAGCGATAATAAAAATTGAGGTATACAATGAAATTTAAAAAAGGAAATATCCCACATAATAAAGGAAAGAAATGTTCTTGGGTAACTGAAAAAAATCTAAAAGATAATCCTATGAAAAATAGCAAAAGTGTAGAGAAAATGCGAAAAAAGAAATTAGGGAAAGGTAAGGGTTGGATTTCATCTGGTTATAAATGTTTAAGTATAAATGGGATAAGATATTTTGAACACCATTCTGTATGGTTGAAAGCAAATCAATTACACAGAATTCCAATGGGTTGTGTGATACATCATCTTGATGGAAATAAATTAAATAATAGTCTTGGAAATCTTCAATTAATGCCAAATAAAGAGCATATGGAATTTCATGCACTTATTCAAGGAAATATGATAGGAGCTAATAAATGAAAATAATTTTTAAGGGTGACTGCTTTTCTCCCACAGGAATCGCAACTGCAAATAGAGAAATGGTTAAGGCGTTAGCCAAAAGAGATGATGTTGAAATTCAAGTAGCTGATGTATGGAATTCTAAGTATGATTGTAATAAAGGATTAGAATATTTGAACAAAGCTATTGATGGAAATTCTAAAGATATTAAAACTATTTTTGCTGCTTACCCTCAAACTTGGCAAGGTGGCTATGGAGAATTAATTGGACACCCAATTCATGAGGGGACTAAGATATTTCCACAATGGATTCCATTAATTAATCAATGCGAAAAGATATTTGTTTGTTCTGAAAGTAATAAAAATTTGTATAAATGGAATGACATTACAATTCCAATAACTGTTATTCATTATGGAACTAATCCAGAAATTTATAAACCGGCACAGCTAAGGAACAGCTCTGGCACAGCTAAATTTACATTCCTTTCAGTTAATTCTTGGAGTGGTGAAGTTGGAGATAGAAAAGGAACTGATTTACTTTTAAGAGCATTTGATGAAGAATTTAAAGAGGGCGAAGCAAAATTAATTTTAAAGATTGGAACTTTCTGGCAAGATAAAAGAGATTACAAACAATTAGCAAAAAACATTTTAGGACATGAAAATAAAGATATAATAATTGATACAGAATATAAAAGTGAAGAAGATTTAGTTAAGTATTATCAAGAAGCAGATTGTTTTGTAGCACCCACAAAAGGAGAGGGATTTGGATTAACAATCTTAAACGCTATGGCTTGCGGATTACCAGTAGTTGTGACTAAAGATGTTAATTCTGGACATATGGATTTCTGTAAAGATAGAGATTCAGTTGTTTGGATTGATGCGACAGAAGTTGAACAAGGAGATCCTCGATTTTATTGCCCTGGAAATATGTTAGCTAAACCAGACTTTGAAGATATTAAAAAACAAATGAGATTTGCTTTTGAAAAGAAAGATGAATTAAAAGCAAGAGGCTTAGAGGTTAGTAAAGAAATTAGAGAGCATTGGACTTGGTCTGTAACGGCCGAGAAGATTGTTAAATTTTTACAAAATGACTAAATCAAAAGGAAAAATCAAAAACAGAAAGAAGATTAAACTTAGTGAAACACACAAGGAGAGCATTAAAAAATCTATGAAAGGCAAACATAAAGGTAAAGATAACCCTGCTTGGAAAGGTGGAAAGAGTAGAAAATACTCACAGACATTAAAAAAGACATTACCTCAAGTTTGTGTGGTTTGTGGTTCTAATGAAAATTTAGAAATACATCATAAAGACAGAAATCCAGAAAATAATGAATTATCTAATTTGGAAATTCTTTGTAGGTATCATCACAAGATAGAACATATTGCACATCTAATCCCATTTCAATATAAAAAAGGAGAGAATAACCACACAAGAAAATGAAATCAAATGAATTAAGAAAACATTTTGTATCATCAAGCAAATATCACTCCTATAAATGTAAGATATGTAAAAAAACATTTAAATCTATAAATGATATTAAAGAACACTTCATATTAGAACATATGGAAGCTACAATTAAACTTAGAAAACCTCAGAAACTTTATCCCTATTATTTCTTTAGTGATGAGGAGAAAGTTATTGATGGAAAAGAATATATTAAACATGCTAAAATTTGGTATAATAAATCTAAAAAAGAAAAAATAGTGGAATATCTAAAATGAATCCAGAAGAATTAAAGGAGATGAATGAAATTGATTGGTGGCATCAAATGGAATTAGACGGAGTCATGACTCCTGGCAGAGATTATACTCAACCAAAGTTACAAACAATACAATTACCAAATAATTTGAAGGGAAAAAGTGTGATAGATGTAGGAGCCTGGGATGGCTTCTTCTCTTTTGAATGTGAAAGACGAGGTGCTAAAGATGTTTTAGCGATTGATACAATTACTTGGAAAGAAGGCCCACTTTGGGCAGCAGATAAAGGTAGAGAGATAATGCATACTGGAAAAAAAGGTTTTAATTTTGCTCAAACAATCCTTAATTCAGCAGTTCAAAGTATGGAAATAGAAGTTATGGACTTAGCAAAAGCACAACCTAAACAATTTGATTTAGTTCTTTGCTTAGGAATTATGTATCACATGAAAGACCCTTTTGGGATGTGTAAAGTTATGTATGATATTACTGCAGAGGGGGGGATGTGTATTATTGAAACTCATATGGATTGTATGAATATTAGAGATAAGGCTGTAATGGCTTTTTATTCTGATAAACAATGTAACAACGATCCTGGAACTTGGTGTGGGCCTAACCCTAAGTGTGTTGCAGAAATGCTAAAGGCTGCAGGATTTAAAGAAGTTAAAATGGTTTTTGCCAATGAGCAAATTCACAGGGGGGTATTTCACGCATTCAAATGATGACTTGTTTTCTCTGTTCTAAAGGAATTTTTCATGGCGAAGAAATCCCAATTAGAGTGGATGGAGAAGAAAAGGTAATCTGTAAGGAGTGTGATGATGAAGAAGCATGGGAATAGAAGATAAGAAAATAACTGTAATGACATTTGGAGATAATCCTAAGATGTCTACTGGCTATGGTTGTGTCTGGGATAATTTACTTCGTAGATGGGCTAAGATGAAACCTAAATGGGATTTCATGCATGTTGGTTGGCAGAACACTGATAGACCACATAAACGTGCTGAGGGTTACTATATGCTACCAAGAGGTAGAGATAATCATGGGTTTGATATGGTTCTACCAAACTTGATGAAATATAAACCTGAGATATTAATTACCCTTTGTGATGTTGGAAAACAAAGTGGATTTATTGCAGGAATTAAAGAAGCAAAACAAAGAGGATGGAAAGGAAAATGGTTAGCTTATACTCCTATTGATTGTCACCAGTGGGCGGTTCATTGGACTGAGATATTTGCTACACCAGATATTAATATCGCCATGGCTAAGTTTGGAGAAATAATGATGAAGAATAATGATGTTCCTAATGTAAAATATATTCCTCATGGTGTGGATACAAAGGCTTATTTTCCAAGTGCAGATAGGGGAGAAAGAAGAAAGGCATTTGGAATAAACGAAAAGTTTGTTGTAGGGTTTGTTGGAAGAAATCAAACAAGAAAGATGATCCCCCATATGATGAGAGGATTTGCTAATTTTGCTAAAGGTAAAGATGATGTTACTTTGCTAATGCATACTGATGCTCATCCCCCAGGTGGAGAGGGTAGAGGTTCTGTGATAGACGCTCTTGTTTGGAAATTTGAAAAAGAAAGTGGTGGAGATTTATTTGCTTCTAAAAAGATAATGATGACTCAAGGAGATATGGATATTCTTACAAGACAAGCAATACAACCAGACAATATGAATGATGTTTATAATTTATTTGATTTGTTTCTTTACTCTACTGGTGGAGAGGGATTTGGCTTACCAGCGATTGAATCTCAAGCAAGTGGATTACCTATTCTTATGAGTAATAATACTACTGGCCCAGAATTAGTTGAAGAAAGTGGAGAGTTAATTGATACATTGAAAGATAATCATGGAAGACCTATTGGTTATATTGGAACTAATGGTGTTGAAAATCTTATACCTGATGATGTTCATATAACTCAATTACTTGAAAAGTATTATACAGATTGGAAAGGAGATAGAGAAACTCTGAAAGAGATGTCTGAGAAAAGTAGAAAGTTTGCACTAACTTATGATTGGGATATTGTAGCTAAGCTTTGGCTTGACTTGTTCGAGGAGAATATCTAATGGGAAGAAAATGTCCTTGGATGGCAGAGAGAAATAGAAAATATAGAACCTTTAAAGAGAAAATAAAGAAAAATTGTAATTTCTGTAATATAGAATTTTTTGTTAGGCCATCTAATAAAGACGCTAAATTCTGTTGTAGAAAATGCAAGGATGTTTCTCAAATAGTTAAAAATTCACATAGTCATAATCAGAAAGTGTATAAGGAATTAAGTAAATTATTTCCTCAAGAATGTATGCTTTGTGGAACAGATGACAAGTTACTTGTTCATCATAAGGATGGAAATAAATTTAATAATTCATTATGTAATTTATCTATTCTTTGTAGGGGTTGCCATAACAGGGTTCATCTGAGGAAATCTGGAAAGTTAGTAATAATTTCCACACCCCATTCATGAGAACAATACAACAGATATTAAAGGGAACAGATTATGAAAATAATCAAGTAGAATACTTCTGGGCTAAATGTTATGTTGATTTTGCTTTCTTCGCAGAACATCTTTTTGAATTTGATATGTCAGATTATCATCGAGAATGGTATACTCTAATGGAGAAGTATCCTCGTCTTTGTTTAATGGCTTTTCGAGGTTCTGGGAAAACTAATTTAGTTGCAGCATATTTTATTTGGAAAGCAGTCTTTGGAGAAAATTTATCTTTTCTTATTCTTTCACAAGATTTTGAAGATAGTAAAAAGGTTTTAAAAATTATAAAAAATATGTTTGCAGATAATGAAATGCTTGCTCAATTTATACCCCGAGATAGAAACGTATCTTGGAAAGCAACAGAATTAACAATTAATAATAGATGTATATTTTATTGTAAAACTTATGGAGAGGGTGTAAGAGGATTAAGAATTGATTTTCTTCTTTGTGATGAGGGAGGACAATACGAAGATAAGTCTATTTTCTGGACTGCGGTTTCTGCAGTTGTTCAATTAAATCGTGGAAAGATATTTGTGATCGGAACACCAAAATCTCCAATAGATTTACTACATGAATTAAAAGAAAATGAAGAATATTACTTTGATGAATATCCAGTAGTTAAAGACGGAAAACCATTATGGCCACAAAAATATACAATGTTAGAACATGATACAGAAACTCAAAGAAGTATCCCAGCAATAAAAAAAGAGATAGGAGAACTACCTTTCCAACAAGAGTTTATGTTAAAACCAATCAGCGACGCTAATTCACTTTATCCAATAGAATATTTAAATGAAGCACTTGCTAATACAGAAAAGTTTTTACCATTCGGAAGAAAGAATGAACAATATTATGTAGGGTATGATATTGCTGGTGGAAATCTAAAAGGAGATTATGTTGTGATGACTGTCTTGGGAGTAACTAAAGAAAAGAAAAGACTTGTGAAAGGATTAAGATTTAGAAATACGTTTGAAGAACAACTTAGAATCTTTAGAGATTTATACAATGATTTTAAACCAGCAAGAGTTGTAGTTGATGCAACAACAATCGGAGAAAAACAAGCTAAGGATATTGAACAAGAATTTGGTGGGGTAGAAATGCTGAAAGTAACCTATGAAATAAAACATAAAATCTTAATGGATTTAAGGAGAGAATTTGAAAGATATAATATGGTTCTCCCAAACAACAGGGACGATGATGCTTATGCTTTTACTCAACAATTAGTCACAGAATTAAGTGAAGTTTCTATGCATGTAGATTTGAGAGCTGGACAAACAACCAGAAACAAATTATCTTTTGGAAAATATGATGACTGTGTTAATAGTTTAGCTTTCGCAAATCGAGCTTCTCAAGACCCTTATGGTGCAGTTTCTTTTAGAGGGGTTTAAGAAAATATTTATTCCCTTTCCTTTGGATTTCATTAAGAATATTCAATGTAACAAATCCTTTAGTCGCTTCCAGGGAGCCATCATGATAATTTAATATAATTGATTTATAGAATTTCTCTACTAAATCACATTTCTTTAGTTTATTTTTCTTACAGAATTCGTCCATTGAGTCTTTAATCATACTGCTTATGATAAGATTCTCTTGTTTTTTGTCATAAGTATACTCTTTTCCTTTAGTTTTACGCTTTATCATTGTTTTATAGAAAACGAACATAAACTACTTAAACCTTGTTATATTAAATAAGTGATGGAAAATAAACCTAAATTAACTAAAACTGCAAGTATTAGAGGCTTGGATGTTAGTTATGTGCCGCATGCAGATTCATCGGGTATCTTTAAAGAAATATTTTCTCAAGAAAAATCTGTTAATGTTCAAACTCTTTATGATGTGCTTAAGGCTTCTCCAGAAGCTTTTGCTTGTATTATGGCTAAGGTTGAAGACATCTTGGCTGATTACTGGAAGTTTGCTTCGCCATCTAATTCTAAAAAATTAAGTAAAGCTGCATTGGATAAGGTGCATGAATTTGAAATAAAATCTAAATTTTATCAAGTCTTTACTGATGCTTGTTTTGATTATTTCGCAACTGGTAATGGTTATATCCTTAAACTTTCTGTAGATAAAGAAAAATTAAAAAGTATTCTTGAAAATTTAACTCACTATATGGCAAGAAAGTTAGGGGTTACTGGAATAAGTAAAGCAGACCAATTCAAAATATTAAAACAAGAGGGTGGGATTCCAAATGATTTACAATTATTAAAATCCTCTACAATAAAAATCAATTATGATAAGACTGGAGATATAGCCTCATACACTCAAGAAGTAAAAGGAGAAAAGAGAGTCTATCAACCAGAAGATATAATTCATTTAGGGGGAGTAAGAATTGGTGGAGGGCCTTATGCTTTTTCAGAATTAGAGCCTTTACTTTCAGATATTGGAACATTAATATTTGCTAAAGAATTTGCTGGAAACTATTTTGAAAATGATGGGGTTCCTTATTTTATTTTCAAGATGATTGAAGAATCTCCAAACGGTAGAAACTATAAATTACTAAAAAAAGAATTAAGAGATTTAAAAAAGAAAGGAGAGAAATATCGTTCTATGGTTTTAACTGGAAATGTAGATCCAATTCAAGTTAATAAATTTAATAAGGATATGGAATTCGCGAAGCTGGTAGAACACTTCACACAAATAATCTTTATGGGATTAGGAGTCCCAGCAACAAGAGTTAATTATGCATTAGCAAACAAAGACGCAACTGCAAAACAAGCAGGAGTTATAGAATCTGGTTATTATAAAAAAATTGCTTTTATTCAGAAAGGAATGGAAACTACTTTGAACAAAGAATTATGGAGTCACTTCGAGGTTCGTATGAAATTTAATAGAGCTTATAAGATTGATGAAATGAGAGAGGCACAAATAATTCAAATCCTAACACAAGGACAAATGATTACTGTAGAAGAAGCAAGAGAAAGAATGGGTATGGAACCAGAAATTCCTAAAGGGACAATGCCAAATTCATTGGGAGATGAAAACGCTATTAATTTTGAGAAAGACCAAAAAGAACAAGCAAAAATTGATGATAAGCCAAAAGATAAAGTTGATAATAAACTTAAATCTGTAATGTTGAGGAAAGGATTAACAGATAGTATTTCAGTATCTTATACAGATTTCATTTCTATTGTTGAAAACAAGTTAGGTCCTGGAAATTTCACAAAAGGTAAGGTTCTTTATGTTGAAACCATGAATGAATTTATACTATTTTTTGGGGATGAAAGCTGGAAATATAAAACAAGAATTGATAAAAACTCTATAGATGTAGAGCAATTTAGGGTAGAAAAGCTGCAAACGTTCATAAAATTGAAGATATAGTTTTATAGAAAACAAACATAGTTCTTTTAAACTATTAACGCTTAAAAGTTTTAAGCTTTGCTAAGAAGTTTTAATCAAATGAGTAAAAAATTTACGTTTATATGTAATGCAGCAGATTGTTATGAAGATACCATGGTTCTAAAAGGTAGTAAAAAAGAAGTTTCTCAAAGATTTATTTCTGTAATTGTTAGTGGATTAGAAACAGATAAGCAAGACGAAATGATGAGTCAAGAGGGAATAGATGATATGATTCTTCAATATAAATCTGCAACAATACCTTTCTTTTCAGACCACGGAGTAAATGCTCAAGGAGAACCTGGGAATTATACATGGAAAGGAATAATGGGTGTTTGGACTGATGCTGTTCAAGAGGGAAAACATCTAAAAGCAACACTTAGATTAAATGAAGCTCACCCAGACGCAGACTTATTTTTTAAATATATTCAAAATAAAATGCCTGTTGGATTTTCAATCGGTGGAAACCCAGTAAGCGAACCAGAGATGGTGGAGTTACCAGAATGATAAAAAAGAAAGTAGGAAAGAAATGGGGAAAGATAAAATTATTAGAAACTTCTGCAGTTGGAATACCTGCTTATGATTACGCAATTAACAAATCATTTAAATCCTTGATTAAAGCTTTGAGGGAAACCGCAGAGCCGATAAAGGGGGAATTAAATTTGGAGAAAAGTCCTATGGAAGAAGAAGAAGCTACTGAGACACCTGTCGAAGAAGCTACTGAATCTACTGATGAAGTATCAGAACCAGAGGAAGCAACTGCTGAGGCTGAACCTACTGCTGAAACTGCTGAAACTCCTGAAGAAGCTCCGGCTGAACCAGAAGAAGTAAAAGGTATGAGCAAAGAAGACATGATGGAAGTTATGACTAAGGGTTTCCAAGCTGCATTAAAAGCATCTGCAACACCAAGAGGTCTAATCGAAAGTGAAGACTCAAAAGTGGATAAGATGAAAGAAGTGTTAGCGAAGAAATCTATTGGCGAAATGGCTATGATGAATGGTTTATTCAAAGCACCAAGTATGTATGGAGACTTAAAATAATGGCAGATATTATGAAGGCCTTGAACGAGGCTACAAATTCTGACGGATTATACTTAGTCCCAGACGAGTTTAGCAATAGACTTTTGGCATTAGTGCAAGCAAAAACAACTGTTATGGCTGATTGTGATATCAGACAAATGGCTGGGCTTACACAATATATCCCTAAAGTTACTGCTGGAACAACTGCATATTGGTTAGGCGAAATGGAAGACATTACCGCTGCTAACTCAAAGTTTGGACGAATTACTCTTACTGCAAAGAAAGTTGCAGCATTGACAGAGGCATCTTCTGAGGTTTTAGAAGATAATAATGTTGGTGTGGCAGACCACTTAGTAGAGCAAATGGCTACTGATATAGCATTATCAATAGACGCTGAAATGCTTACTGGTGGTGGAACTAACTTTACAGGTTTAAGAGATACAGCTTCTATGGCGAACGCTGTTGATGCCGCTGGAAACACGGAATTAACACACGCTGATGGAACTGGAAGCGTTTTGACTGGTTCGACAATTACTATAGCTGCAACTCAAAAGGCAGTCTATGAGATACTTAAAGATAACCACGATCAACCCGACATTTCATACTGGAACCCAAAAACAATGGGACAAGTTGCAGCCTTAACTGACTCAACTACAAGACCAGTATTGAACCAAGAAACATGGGGAAGCCCATTGTTAAAAGAAGGCGTTGTTGGTATACTTTACGGGACAAAGGCTAAACTGACATCTCAGTTACCTACAAACTTATCATACGGAACAGCTGCTGCGCAGTCTGCTTCTTGTGCTGATGCTGTTGTAGGATTGAGTAAACAGTTTGCTATTTGTGGACAGAGGAGAGGTTTTATCTGGAAGACAGATTATGACATCGACACTGATAAATACAAATATCAAACTACTACAAGATTAGCTTTTGCCATCAAATATGCTAACGCATATTGTATGATTCGAGCAATAAGTGATAGTTAGTAAAGCTTAATCAATTTTTATTTTTTTTATTTTTTTTAATTTAAATCATCGAAGATGAAATATGACAACAATAACAAGCTTAGATTTATGGAAAAGTTTAGGGAAAAATTCCTATACTAAAGTTAGAACAGAGGCAGTTGGAACTGGAGATGGTTCTACAACAGCATTTTCTTTAGAATTTGATAATGTAATAACAGGCTCAACAACTCTTTATGCAGATGGTGTTGAAATTACAACTTCTTATACAATAGATTTAGATGATGGAGATATAAGTTCATTAACATTAGCTTCTGATAGTTCTTTAACTGCAGATTATAATTATGCCGATTTACCAGATTCACATATTCAAGATGTTTTAAATCAAGCAGATGAATTTTTAACAAGTTCTACGGGTAGAGTATTTGCTACAACAACTACTACAGAATATTTAGATGTAGAAAATGGAACACAAGATGAATATTTTTTAAAGCATTGGCCCATTTCTACAATTAGTTCTTTACAAATAAATACAGAAGATGTTACAGATACACCATCTTGGAGTTCTTCAACACAAGGATTAGGAAATGATTTCATAGCAAACGATGAAGATTTACTTGCTGGTAAATTTAGAGTTATAGATAATTTTCCGAACAAAGGAAAGGATATAATCAAGGTGACTTATGTTCATGGATATACTACAGTTCCTTATCGTGCAAAAGAATTAGCAACATTATTAGCTCAAGGAGTTTTAGTTCGTTCTACCGTTTATCAAACATTATATCAAGGGAGAGATGATTCATCTCCTATCAATCTCGACGTAGTTGAGAAAAGAGTAGCAACTTTAACTAATGAGTTGAAGTCTATGAATATAGAAAAACCGTAGGTTTAAAATGACGATAACAAATAGCACATTATTTAGTGCTTCGTATGACGAAGTCGAAACATTCTTAAAGACAATTAGTGATCCAAAAAAAAGATATAAAGTTAATTGGGTTCATGCATCTATGCCTCAACTTAATGGAAGAAACTTTGAGGGTTATCCTTTTATGACATTAAAAATTAGAGTAAATGAGGATGTTAAATCTTTTGATAATTCAACCTCTCAAAAAAACTTTAGAGCAATTGTTACAATCTATTCTGACCAACCAACACATATAGAAACAATTTGTGATAGTATTTTTTCTAATCTAAAAACTTCAACTGATTTAACATTTGGAGTTAGGACACTTAGTTCATCTCCTATTAACTGGACATTAGACCAAAAAGGTAAGAAAGTTTTATTTAGAGAAATCACATTAAATTTAGTGAGTAGAATATGATACAATTTAATAAAAGTGCAATGAAAGATGTTTTAAGAATACAACAAAAGTTAGTTAGAGCTGCAGAAGATATTAAAATAGATAGTGAGGAAAAGATAAAAGAGGTAGGAACATTAGGATTTAATTTTGCATTTAATTTAGCTCCACATTACAGAGGTAATTTAAGAAATGCTATGAGATTAGAGTTCCCAGGACAAGATACTTTTGTAATAATTTCATCTCAACCACAAGGAGATGGTGCATTCCCAACACATATATTATTTGATTTAGGGTTATATCCAAATCCAAGATTAGCAAGTAGTTTAGGTTTTATGAAACAAACTGCAGTATTCTTACAAGGAGAATTTGCTGAAAGATTAGAATTAGAAATTCATCGTTCTATCGAAAAGATAGGAGGAAATGTAAGGTAAATGATAGGAGGAAAATATAAATATGGCAGCATTAAATATGAACACAAAGGCATGGTATGATAAAGCATTTATTAGTATTGCTAAGCAAGCTGGAACAGAAAACCAACTAAGGGCTAAGACTACAAGTCTTAACATCACTGGTGGAAACTTTGACGTTGAAAGTATTGAAACTTTTGGTGGAAAGGTTAAAAGACTTGGAACAAGAGAAGATTTTGAAATATCTTTTGAGGGTATTCCAACATCACTTCAAGATTTTGATTGGATGTTTCATGGTGGTTCGGCAGGCGATGTAAGTATTACTACAAGTTCAATTTCAGATTTTAGAATAGCAATTCTATGGACTGATGAAAGTGGAATTACTGACGCAACTCAAGCTATTGCTACTGCAAGTGAGGCTTATAGAGAGTATTACGCAGAAGCTAATCTTGTATCTTTAGAAAAATCAATGGACGCAGGAGAACATCTAAAAGCAGATATGACTTTTAAGTGTCCTTTTGAAGATTCAGATGGCTCTCAAAATTTTAAATTTGAAGTATGTAATACCGCAAGCACATTAGGCTCAGCAAGTGCATACACTTCAACTAATAAATTTTAAGGTGATAGATTGGATGAATTTGTAAACGACATACGTGAAAAGAGAACAACAAACTTCTCTGTTACAAGAATTCCAGTCTGGGCTTTGAAAGAATTTAAGAAGCTTTGTAAAGAAGAATATGGAGATATTTATTATTTGGGAATAATTCAACTTATGAAAACTAAAAAGATTTATGAGGAGATTATCCCGCTTTTCCATTCTTTACAAAAGACTACAGAGAACTTACAGAAACAAATAGATGAACTAAAGAACCCAGAGCAACATAAAGAAATTAAAACATTCGGAGAATAAAAATGTCAAAACTATCAACACTATTAGGAAAGTCCAAGACTTTTAAGATTGGTGAATTAGATTTGGAATTAAAGCCGCTTAGATTTGAGCATATGGATTTGCTTGCGAAGTTAGATAATCCAGAACAAAGAATCAAAGCTATGCAAGAGATTATAAAAATAACTCTTAAAGAAGCTGTTCCAGATGCAACTGATGAAGAAATCAATAATTTAGGTTTATCCTATCTTATGGAAATTTCAGAAGCAATCGGAGAAGTTAATGGATTAAAAGATGTTACACCAAAAACAGATTAAGGATTTAATGAATCAAGGCAACTTAGACAAAAACATAGTTAGAACTATTTTTGATTTTATGTATTTTATGCACCAACCACTTTCAGAAATTATGGAAATGCCTATTCCTTTATCCTCAGAATTAATGGATTGTTTGGATGCACAAAAAAAAGCGGAGGCTAAATCGTATAAATAATGGTAAAAAGAGATATTAAAGGAAGATTTGTAAAAGGAAGTAAACCTATCGCAGGTTTTAAGAAAGGGCAAAAAATGAGATTAGGAAGTAAACAATCAAAAGAAGCAAAGAGAAAAATAAGTTTAGCAAATTTAGGGAACCATAAAAAACGTGGAAAGAAATTAACAAGAAAGCAAAGAGAAAATATTAGTCTCGGACATAGGGGGCAGATAAAATCTCCTAAAGCTTATTCTTTTGGTAAGGGAAAAGATAACCCTAATTGGAAAGGAGGAGTTACTCCCCTAAATAAATTATTAAGAAGAACAAGTAAATGGAAAATCTGGAGAGAATTAGTTTTCTTGAGAGATAATTTCACTTGCCAAAATCCTCACTGCGAATTTTGTAATAATAAAATTGGAGGGATTATGTTACATCCCCATCACATTAAACAATTAGCATTTTATCCAGAATTAGTTTTTAGAGTTGATAATGGAATAACTTATTGTGCTGAATTTCATCTTAAATCTGGTTTGCATAAAAAGATTATGCAAAAGGAGTGTTAAAATTGCGACCGAGGAGATAAGGATTGTAGGAACAGCTAATATGACTGAATTAGAGAAAGGCTTAAACATAGCTGGAATGAGTTTAGGAAAATTCAATAAACATATGAAAACTAACTTCTTAGCATTTGGTAAGAATCAACAAATTACAAGTAAATTAACTGGGCAAATGCAAACCTATGGTCAAGCAATAAATCAAGCAGCAATAAAAGGTAGAAGATTTAAGATGGAGTGGTTAGGAATTATGTTTGCAGGGATGGCTTTAGATAGAGCATTTGGGGGTTTAGTAAGAACCCAATTAAAATTATTTGGGGTAACAGAAATGATGAGTAGTGCTTGGACCATTGTTATGCTTCCAGTTATGGAAAAAATTTTACCAATGTTATATAATTTAATAGACGTTTTTATGAATTTACCAGAATCGGTAAAATTAGCAATAGGAACATTTATTTTATTTGGTGCACTCTTTGGGAAAATTCTTTTAATTGTTGGACAAGTAATGTTAGCAATAACTTCTTTAGCAGTAGTTGGACCAATTTTTCTGATAGCAGTTGCAGCCGTAAGTCTATTTATTCCTTTAATGGCGATTTTGATAGGATATTTTACTAATTTAGAAAAAAATACAAAGGGTGCAAGAACAGAATTAACTAAGATGGGGGTTGATGGAGATATTTTACTTGAGATAGTAAAGAAAGCTAAGAAAGCTTTTTTCTGGGTTATTGAATTCTTTGGTAAATTAAAGGTTAAAGTTATGGAATGGTTTAGTTCCTTATGGGAGGGATTTAAAAAAAGGCTTCCAGCAATGTTAGAGGGAATTTTAAATTTATTAAAACAAGTTTGGACAGGATTTAAAAAAAGGCTTCCAGCAATGTTAGAGGTAATTATTAAGTTATTCAATAAAGTTTGGAGTTGGTTAGTTGATAATATCCCAAGATTTATTAAAATGGGTGGAGATTTATTACTCTCTTTAGTTGATGGAATTTTAAATAATATTGATAAAATTATAGATGCAATTACTTTTTTAATTGATAAAATAGTTACATGGATTTCAGATAATCTTTCAAAGGTAATAAAAGCCGGGTTAGATATTATTTTAGCAATAGCAAAAGGGATAATAAAAAATATAGATAAAATAATTATTGCCATATTTGATGTGATAAAAGAAATAATAAAATGGGTTAGCACACATGGAGAAGAGATAGGGAAGATAGGATTAGAATTAGCTTGGGGGATAATCAAAGGATTATGGGAGGGCCTAAAGGGAGTAGGTAAGGATATTCTTGGTTGGCTTACTGGGGGAAGTAAACCAAAAAAATCTTCTGGATTAAGAATGTTCCAAACTGGGGGATTAGTAACTGAAAACGGTCCAGCAATATTGCATCGTGGAGAGAGAGTAGTTCCTAAAGGAAGAAGTGGAACAGGTGGAGAAGTAACCTTTTCACCAACAATTAATTTAAACGCTTCAATAAATAATGATATGGATGTAAGATTATTAGCAGAAAAATTAAATGGATATTGGGCTAAGGATTTTGAGCGTCTCATGCAGAGAGGGAGTTACTAATGGTAAATAAATTAATAATGGAGGTTAAAAACTAATGGCAATTTCAGTAAATATGACACTTCCAACAAATTCGAGTTGGTATTCTAATGGTGGTTCTCAAACAATCGCTTTGGCAGGTGTTAATACAATTACTATGAACACAAAAAAATCTTTAATAAAAATTCAAATTCAACAAAGTGCAGCAACAATCGCAGCTAATCCAGGAGATAAAGGTAAAAATTATGTAAAAGATTTAAAAGTAATTGAAGATACAATCAAAGTAAATGGATGGTTAATTGATACAACAGCTTCATCTGCGTGGGAACAGGCTTGGCAATTAAGAGGAATGTCTGCGGCAGGTGGCCCAGTAAATAGTTTAATCATAGATAATTTAACGTTTAGTTCTGCAACTCAAGAAGCATTTTTAGAAGAAGTAAATTTTGTTATGCACCCATTAAGAGCGCAAAGTTTAGATATAGCAGATACGTCAAGTGGTTCGATGAATGTAGCAAGAGCAGAAATAGAATTAACATTTTATTTGGGGGACGAAAGATGATTAAATTAAATTATAGGAGGTTAAAATGGAAAAAGCAAGTTTAAGTGGAACATTTCACGTAGCTGTTTTGGGTGAAGATGGTATTGAAAAATATCATAACATAGTTCCAAACACAATCATGAATGCTGGTAAAGCAGTAGTTTCTGGTTTAATGCTAACAGATATTGGTGGGACAGCATTTGATAACATAGCAATCGGAACAGACGCAACTGCGCCAAATATAACAGACACTTCAATGTATGCAGAAGTTTATAGAAATTCTGGGACAGGTTCTCAAGAAACAACTACCGTAACTGATGATACTGCAAGACTTACTACAAGTATAGCAATTACTTCAAGTGTTACACTTCAAGAAGCTGGTATATTTAATAGTTCTTCTGCAGGAGATATGTTAGCTCGAGCAACTTATAGTGCAACAACTGCAAGTTCTGGAGATACTGTAAATATTGGCTATGATGTTAAAGTAGCTTAATTCCATTTAAAAGATGGTATTAAATTTATACTTAAATGAAATATTAGTGGCTACTAAGGAGATTAAATGGCATTAGTAAAAGGGACAAATTTTGGATTTGTATTGGCTGCACCTGTAAATGACCCAGCAGCAACTGCTTCTTCTACTGAGAATAATATTAGAGCTAATAAAGACACATCTCCATCTGGCGCGTCAAAGATTACTGAGATTGGTTGGTGGTGTGACAATGCAACAGAAGAAGCTAATTTTGAAGTAGGAATTTATACTCATAGTGTAGGAGATGATGAACCTTTAAATTTATTAGCTGGAGCATCACAAACTAATGCTAAGGGAACAACTGCTGGTTGGAAAAAGGTTACAGGATTAAATATTTCAATATCACCATCCACAATTTATTGGATTGCTGTTCAACTTGATGATACTGCAACAACTACAAATAATGATAGAACTCCAGGTCAGGTTTCTCCAACATCTTTTAAAGTTGGAGAAACCACCTTAGCTAACCCTTGGCCCAGTAGTAGCTCAGGAAGTAATTACCCAATAGGAATTTATGCAGTAGTTGAAATAGCAGGAGAAACACATAATCTTTCAGAAACAGATACAACCACATTATCAGATTCTGTTTCAATTAATGCAGTAGCTGGACCCGAAACACATCCTATTTCTGAAAGTGATATAACAACTTTAAGTGATACTGTTTCAATTAATGCAGTAGCTGGACCAGAAACTCATAATATTTCAGAAAGTGATACAACGACATTATCTGATTCTGTTTCTATAAGCCTCCCAGGTAAAGCCTCTGGCTTAGCAAATAAAAATACGATGTGGGTAAATAACTCTGGAACTTGGGTAGAGTTTAACCACTATGAATTCTTCGAAGTAAAGAAAAAACAAAACCAAATGTCAGAATTTGAAGTAAAGATATTTGATATAACCACCCCACAAAAAGCTTATTTTAAAGAACAAGCAGAAGTATTATTCTTTGCTGGAACCACAATGATTTTGAAAGGAAGAATTCAAACTATTGAATATGGCTCTACTTTTGAAGTAATTGCCAAAGGCTTTGGAATGGAAGCTAAACTTTTAGATAAACAATTTATTAAGGCGGGTGATAATCGTGTTCAATATACAAATGAAAGTGCTGAAACTATTGCAGAGGAAATCAATGACTCAATACTTACAACTGCTTCTGATGGAATTTGGCCATTAGGGGGAGATTTTGGGAGTGTATCATTAAGATTTGAGTATGCAAATCGTCTTAATGCTTTAGGAAAATTATCTGAAACTATTGATTATTATTGGTGGGTGTCTCAAACATCTTCTGATAATTATTCTGCAAATTATATTCATTTAGATGACGATCAAGGATTAACTGCTTCGCAAAAAACATATAATCTAACAAGTAGTGCTATTGAAACATCTCAAGAAAAAGATATAACTAACTTAGTTAATTATGTGTATGCGCTTGGTTATGGTGATGGAATAAATCAATTATCTACTTCAATGTATGCAGCATCAACTCAAAGTTCTTTCTTAGATCTAAATATTACTTCAACAGATACCTCTATTCTTTGTGCTGATGGTTCTGTATTTGATGCAACTGGTTCTGCAAGAATAGCTAAAGAGATAGTAACTTATGCTGGGATTTCTTCTAATACTTTAACTGGATGTTCGAGAGGTGTAGGCACTACTGCGAAAGCTCATAATAGAAATTGTTATATTGAACAAAGTTATACTACAACCTCTGCTCAAACTGGTTCTTCAATTAAAACTTATGGTTTAATGGATTATACTTTAATTGATAAAACAATAATAGATACAGAAACATTAGAAGTAATTGCGAGTGGTTATCTTTCAGATAGAAAAACTCCAATTCTTAGAATTAAAATTATCCCAGACGAACCATTAGCTGACGCAAGTTTAAACATTGGAGATAATGTAACAGTAACAGATAGTGAATCAGATATTGATAGTGATTATAGAATAGTAGGACAAACTTATCGTAGTGATTATGGATTTCTTTCTTTAACTACAGAAGTAAGTAATCGTTCTTTAGAATTTATAGAACAAATGAATAAAAGTAAACAAGATACAGAAAATCAAGCTAAATATATGCAAGGTGCAACTAATATTATTTCATTACAGGAAACTGAAAATTTAGATAATGCTCATCCACTTAATATGACTTTTTATATTCCAGATGAAGCAGTAAAAATTAATATGGTTAAACTTAATTTTAATCAAAAAGGGTGGCGTTCATACGGTGACTACCAAATTCAAGAAGAAGATTTAAATGACCCTAAAACTATTGTTTCTATTGGAGCGATTGATTCTGAAACTTATAAAAATTTAAGCTCTTCTGGAACTCCAACTTCTGCAACTACCTCAACACTTACAGATACAAATTCTTCTTGGGATACAAATTCTTATCAAAATTTTGTTATGAGATGTGACGACCAATTAAGAGTAATAGAGTCTAATAGTGGAACAGTAGCTTATCTTACTACCCCCTGGGCAGATATTCCAACAACTAATAGTTTTTATCAAATTATTGAACCTTATACAACTTCTCAAACAGATGTAGATTTAACAAATGAAATTGATTCAATCGGTGTAGGTGAATGGGCAAACATTAAATTTGAAAATGCTGGAGGATTAGAAAGTTATGATAAACCAGATTCTTCACTTGATACAGATTTATGGTCTACGACAAATGCTGGAACAGGAGGACGAGTGACAGCTTCAACACTTCAAGAAACTGCAACATTTATTGAGGGAGATTTAATGATTAGTGCGGCTACTGATTCTGCAACTTATAATATTGGGTGTTCTACAAGTAGTTTACCAGAATTAACTGACATGGCAGAAATATCTTTTAGAATTCAAAGAGGAGCACAAATTCCAACAGATGATTCAGATGGTGCATTAAGTTTCACAACAGGGGCTAAATCTTATGGTAATCTTTCTGAGGGAATAGACTATAACGTTTCTGGAGATACACTTTATCTTTTTGCTGATAGAGAATATAATTTTAGTTCAATGAATATAGGTGCTGGAACAACTGTTGTTTTAGATAGTTCTGAAACAGAAGGTTCTGTTTTAGATATTTTTTGCACTGGGAGTGCAACTCTTGCTGGAACAATTAATATTAATGGGGCAAATAATCCTTGGACTTATGGAGACCAAGTAAAAACAACTTATAAAGGGATAGTTGGCCCAGGTGTTGCTAATGGTGGTAGTGGTGGTAGTGGTGGAGGTCAAGGAAATGGTTTTGGTGGTGGGGGTAGTGGTGGTTGGGCTCAAGCATATTATTCAACAAATAATTATAATGGTTCTCGGGGTTCTGGAGGGGTTGGAGGTCAAAATCCTGTTGGTGGGTCTGGGAATTATAGTTATGGAGCTTTTGGAATTAATGGGAATGTAGGTGTTGAAAGTGGCGGTGGAAGTGGTGGGATAGCAAGTGTTGGTCCAAGCCAAGTAGCATATTGGGCTTCAAGTGGGGATGGAGCATCTTCTTTTGGAGGGACTGGTGGTGATGGAAGTAGAGGTTATGGAGGAAGTGACCACGCATTAGGTGGATCAGGTGGTGGTGGTGGTGGTGGAAGAGCAGGAAAACAAGGGTGTCACTTTTATTTACATGCTGACGAAATAATTTTTTCTGGAACAATTAACACATCTGGTTTTAGTGGGACTAACGGAGGAAATGGTGGGAAGGGCTATGGACATTATGATGGTTCAAGTCGGGGTTTTCTTGCCAGAGGAGGCTGTGGTGGGGGTGGAGGCGGAGGCGGAAATGCTGGAAATATCAAATTATATTATATTACAAGTTATGATGGAACAGGAAAAACTACCATTATGACTGCCGGATCTAATGGGGGAGGAGGGACAATAGGGACATCTGAATATTATAATATTTCTGGAGGAGATTCTACTAATGGTTCGGCAGGAACCGCAGGTTCAGCAGGAAGTTTTACTTCACAAGTTCAAGTTTCTGGAGGATTCCCAGATACAAGCCCAAAAATGTATGTGTTTGGTGAAACCTATGATGAAACAGATGGAATAGGAGATGATGATTCAAAATGGTCAATTAAAAAACAAGCTAACGATGATTGGATATTATATAATGATGAGGTTTCAACTTCAACTATTTCTCCAGGTGATAATGTAATTGGAGTTTCTATTGATGGAACATTAACTACAAGTGCAGCAGTAAATTATAATTGGAAATTATATGACTTACAATTAGGAGGTAGAGCAAGAATGAGGATAGAAGCTAACGCTTATATGCAAACATTCATAAAATCAACATGATAAAATTTATATTAAATCTATTTAAAAAAGAAAAGATGATAGAAAGAAAGAAGATAGATAAGAGTAAGGTTAAAGATATTTTTAATCCTAAGAGTAAAACAATAAACCTCACACCGATTCAAGTTTATGTAATTGATGAGAAATATTCTTTAGGCAATTTTGAGAGTTTGAAAGCTTTTTTGAAAAAGGATTTTACTAACTTAAAAATTTATTTATCTGAACAAGCTGATTGTGATGATTTTGCTATTCAGCTTTGGAGTAGGTTCAAAAAGATTAATCCTAACTTTGCATTTGGCTTTGCTATTTCTAATTCTCACGCGTTTAATGTTTTTATCGACGACAAAGAAAAGATTTGGATAATTGAACCTCAAACTGACGAAGTCTTTGAATACAAAAACATTAAATCTAAATATAAATTAAAGATGGTGATAATATGAATGGAAATGGATTAGACATAACAGAAGAACAATTTATAAAAATGAGTTCAAAAGAAAGAGATCTAATGATGTTTAGAAATGTAACTCATATTAGAAAACAATTTAAAGATTATTCATTTCATAGAAAAATAAATTATGTTTGGTTATCTGTTTTAACAATCACAATAATAGGAAGAAGATTTATACCTTTATAATGGAAAAAATGAATTGGAAGATTTGGTGGAAGAAAGTAGGATTAACTGCGTTAGCAGTTTTAATTGCTGGAGGCATTAGTGTCTGGCAAAATAATCCTTACTGGTTAGCTCTTTTACCAATCTTAAAAGGTATTGAGAATTACTTTAAGCATAAATAATGACTACAAACCCAACTGATATGAAACAAGACGAACATGACGATAGTAGTGGAACACTTCGTGGATTACTTTATGGAAAAACTACAAGTGGTGAGGCTATTCCAATCGTTGTAAAAAATGATGGGAGCTTTAAATGACAACTAATCCAGTAGATATGATTCAAGATGAACATGATGATACTTCTGGTGCTAAAAGAATTCTTTTATATGGAACTACAACAAATTCAACAACTACACCAATTTTACTTAATGATGATGGGACAATAAAAATAGAAGAAATCTTAACTCATGAAGAATTATCTGATATGCCAGATGTGACAGGCACTAATTCAGACCACGACTCAAGATATTACACAGAAACAGAAATAGATAATAGAGTTTTATCAGATTTATCAGATGTAACTACTTCTTCAATCGCAGATAATGAATTACTTGCTTATGATACTTCTTCAAGTAATTGGATAAATCAAACGCCGACTGAGGCAGGATTAGATAATATTTATTTAAAATTAGATGGAAGCAATGCTAATACTAATATTGATATTGGAACTTATGATTTAACAACAGCAGGGGATGCAACGATAGGAGACTTAACTCTTAAGAGTAAAATAACATTAACTGGTGCTAATAGAGACTATTTGGGGACTATGACTGCTCAAAATACAGACCCTTGGAATTTAGACATAGTAGGGGATGGAACTGATTTCACAACTCTAAGTGTAAGCCAAACAGTTTATATATATGAGCCAGGAGGTGAAGGTCAAGCATATACCTATCCAATGTCAGTTAATACTATTACAGATAGCACTCATATGAATGTTAATGACTCATTCGGATTTTTTAGATGGCCAGGACCAACAGCTGTTAATGGTTATATTGAAGGGGATTATTTTAATTGGTATGATAGCTTAGGAAATGCTTTAATTAATATAAATACAAATGGTTATTTTCGTTTAGATAGTCCAAGCACAATATATTTTGGAACAAGTGCAATAGATAATAGTCAATTCTTATATAGCACAAGAAAGTTTGTAGTAGAACAAAGTAATAAAGATAGTTATGGTGCATTAAGATTTACAAATTATAATGATAGTGTTAGTGTTTCTCCAGGATTAAGTGGTGCAAAAGGTATATTTGGACTTACTTCTTCAAATACTAATCACTATACAATAGGTAGTTGGTGTATGGGGTATAATCCATCTTATCCAGAAAAATCAGCAGGGCAAGTAATTGGTATTGGTGGAATAAAGTTTTTACCAGATAGCACCCAAACAGCAAGTGCTAATTCAATAAAATTTTGGCAAACAAATGCAAATTTAGTAGGACAAGATTTTAATATTGAAGCAATGCAAGGTGCAGGAACAGACAAGGTTGGTGGAACAATTAATATCAAAGGTGGTAAAGCAACAGGAAATGCAGCAGGGGGTAGTTTAACCTTTCAGACATCAACAGCAGGATCAAGTGGAACATCACTTCAATCTTGGGCAACAAGATTAACAATAAGTCCTGATGGACTTCAAATAAATGATGCTACAAGTTTCACAGGAACAGGAAGAATTGAAGGATTAAAATTAAATGGAGTAACTAAAACAGCAAATTATACTATGACTGCAACTGATGATGTTGTTTTGTGTAACACAAATTCTTTTACAATCACTTTACCAAATGCAGTATTGAGTCAAGTTTATACTATTAAAAATATAGCTTCGGTAACAACAATTACAATAGCAACCACAGATGCAGCAACAATAGATGGAGATGCTACTTGGGATATATATGGAAAAGAAACAATAAGAGTAATAAATGATGGAACTGATTGGTGGATTGTCTAATGGAAAAATACTTAAAATCTAAAAGACTCAATATAAGATGACAGAACTAAGAAGAATACACGGATTGTATAATGATACCCAAAGTGCGACACCTCGAATAGATGCTTCTACGCATGCGTTTGAAACTATTGAGTATCCTCATCATGAAATTCATGCAGGTTCTCACTATTATGTTCAAGGCTATCTGACATTAGCAGACACTGAGACCTATTATATTAAAATGGAAACAACAAATTCAACTAAGTGGACACATTTCATTTTTGATATTAAATCAACAGGAATTTTAACAACCACTTTAAAAGAAGATTGTATTGGTGGCATGACTGGTGGAACATCTATGCCTCCTCTAAATAATAATAGAAATTCAGCAAATCCAAGCACAGCGATCTTAACTTCAGGAGTTACAGATTGCACATCATCTGGACAACTACTGGAAAGTGATAAGTGGGGTGCTGAGGGATTTAAAGAGAATATTGGTGGTGGTGGTTCAAGAGAGGACGAGTGGGTTTTAAAACAAAACTCAACATATCTAAGAATGTTTAGCTCATCTGCAGCAGATAACATAGTTCAATTTAAAGGAACATGGTATGAACATACCGATAAAAACTAAGGGGGTTAAAATGATAGAAAAAGTAGGAAATGATTACAATATTGTAACTTATAAAGAAGCAATAGACAAAGATGGAAAAGTAATAGAGGTAGTAGATACTACAATATCAAAAACTATGGAAGATATAGATTATCAAATAGAAGCAGCAACTAAGATATTAGCATATTGGACTAAGTTGAAATCAGATGCAGAAAAATCAGAAAGTATTTAAAGATGAAATCACAGGGTAAACTTGAGAATAGATTACTCTTAATGAAACCAGTGGAAAATGGCATTGGTAAATTTATTCCTTATTGTAATTATCAACACCATAAGGGAGTAGTTATTCACAATAATTACAAGCTGTGTGAAAGAAGAAAATGCACTCACTACTTGAGATTGTATATCGTTTACAAAGATTTAAATAATCAAAAGAATTCAAAGAATAATGGATAAACAAAAAGTTATAGAATTGAAATCTCAAGTCTATGATTGTTTGAAAACGATTGAAGTGGCGCAAGCCAAATTACAACAATTAAACCAAGCCATCAGACAAGAAGAAGCAATTCCTGACGAGAAACCAAAAGAAGAAAAATAAGTATAATAATCTTTAAATACTACTAATCTTTTTGAACAAAATGAAACATCATTCTAAATTAAATTTTAAGGAGGTTAAACAAATGGAAAAAAACATGAGTGCATTAGCTGTTGTTCTTGTCGTATTATGCTTGGTTTTGGGATACACTACTGGGTATGTTATGGCACCTGAAAAGGTTGAAACAATAACTAATGAAGTCATCAAAGAAGTTCCTACTATTGTGACTGAAACTATTACTCAAGAAATTGAAGTAATATCAACAGATACACAGCCTCTTTTAGATACTGCAATCGCAGATTTTCTGGAAGAAGTAGAAGATGATAAGAGCTTGCAGAAATGTAAAACAGTTAGATATGATGAAGATCAAATCAAAGTGAAAGATATTGATGAAGAATATTCTATCAGTTACGGCGACGACAGTTATACAGTAGCTTTTGTTGTTGAATTGAAATATCTTGACAAGGACGTAGAAGATAAATGTTATAAAGAATATGATGTTACTGCTTACTACGAAGATGATGAAGATGTTGAAATAAGCTATTGAAATTTCAATAGCTTAAGTAAACAGTTAAATTTTTAAATTCTTTTTTCTTTATTTTTTAGTGGCTTTGTTCGTGCAGAATTCTGCCACACTTTTATTCTAATTCGCAGGAACTTCTTAGCATTATCTATAAACTTTTAGGCGTTTAGCCATTCAAAACAACAATATTTAAAAACCATAATTCTTTGAAAAACTAATGCACGAACAAAAATTCTCATTAAGTAAATCTAAGACACCAAAGAGTTATAGAGGTATAGCAGGGAGAAATCCTAAAGCCCGTGCTTCTCATCAAAAAGCGAGTAAGGCTTGTTCTGGAAATTTAATTAATGTTAAAATGTTTAATTGAAGAATTCATACTTCACAAGACAAATTGAGAATTCATAAATCAAGAGAACATAAATACCAATAACAAAACTATTCAAAAATCGAGTGCTATCGGCTCTGGTTTTATTACCTAAACAGGTGTAGATTTTATGTTATGTTGTTTAAAAGAGTTAGTGTGGTATGCCTAACACGTGAAGAATTCACACCATTAGTGAGAAATCCAATATATAATGGAAATAAATAATATTAATAAGGGCAAGTGTAAGGGCTGTTCTGAGATTAGAATCTTAAACAAAGATGATTTATGTATATTTTGCACTACTACTTACTCTGGCCCTGGAATAGAAGTAAAAGAAAAGAAAATCTCAGATAATCATGGTAGAGAGATAAGATCAAAATCCGGTGACTTTAAGCAAGAAAACGCTTGGATGCAAAAATAACTGGGGATAATTTTGTCATTTTAGAGTAAATAATAAATATCGTAACATTTATAAACAAACATTACTAATAAATATAAGTAAACAATGGTATTAAAAACATTAAAAGATTTTGATTGGGGTTTTCTTAACGTTGATAAAAATGGGAAAATCATAATTGGAGAAAAGACAGAGTATTCTGAAAAAGCAGTAAAATATTTAGATTTAAAACAAGAAGCTATTAAGTGGTTGAAAGAATATTATCATCCAGATAAGACAACACTTCCAATAAGTGCTTGGTTAGATTTCTTTAATATAACTGAGGAAGATTTAAAATGAATATTCAAAAATTTGTAGAAAAAGTGCTTGGAGTAAAATTAACTAATTGGCAAATAAAATTTATTAACAAATATAAGGAGGTAAAAATAAATAATGGAAAATCAAAAAGGAGAAGTTCAAGCAATTTCTCAACAAAATAATGCTGTTCAGATAGATGATGTTTGGTATGATTTAGGTCCAAAAGTAAAAATGAATTATATTAAAAAAGGGCCTTGTGAATACTCAACAGAAGAAACCGACGGTGATGCTAATGATTTAGTTGTATTTTGTGGTAAGCCAAAAGGCGATAGCCCAAATTCTAACGGAACAGTAAATAACCCAAAAGGATTAGATAATACAAGTAATGATATGACTAAAATGGCTGCCTTAAAGTTTGCAGGAAATGTTTATATGGGAACTGGACAAGAGTCAGACGCAAAGGTCTTAACAGAAAGTGCATTAAATTTTTTGGAGAAGGGAGTATGGATAAGCACGGAGAAAGTTCAATGAAGTGGCGAGAGGATAGAGAGAAAAGAAAAGCCTATGGTAGAGATTATTATAAAAAAAATAAGTCTAAACTTCAAAAATCTTCAAAAGGAGATTATCAAAAAAATAGAGATAAATTATTAGCTAAGAATAAAAAAAATTATCAAGACAATAAAGAAAAGATAATCAAAAAACAAATAATTTATAGTAAAAAACCCGAAGTTGTTGAAAAAAGAAAGATTAGACTAAAGAAATACAGAAAAGATAATCGAGAAAAAATAAGTAAATATTATAAAAAGTATAGGCAAAAGAAAA